ATGGGAAAAATACACCATATGAATACATTTTATATTCTATGGTTTTATCATTTATATCCACGCAGTGAACATCCAATATATGATTATTTGAAAAGCGTTTTTCCATTTACCAAAATGCAACCGTTTGCGGACGTCATGCAAAAACAAAAGAAACAATACGATATAACTTCCATATATGGCAATATATTACTCAATGATTATGGATTGTGGATGACCAAACGGAAATACACCGTGTTTGTCGTCTATACACCGATTAGAAATAAATACCAGTTGCTGAAACAAGTGTTTAATAATATTTTATTGTCCGAATCCCAAAAACAAGAGTTTTTAACCGCGTTTTCCACTATACAAAAACATTATTTGGTATTGTCTCGGTTTGTATATTTATACAAATATAAGAAATCAACCCCGGCCATTACTACTGATTTGTATTTTAATGAATTGAACGAGAATTCGCGTGATGTATTTGTATTGTATCAAAATTGGACGAAATATTATTTTCGTATCAAAGAATTAATGCGTATTTTTGAAAACGCCTTAATCAAAGAGAGTTATGAATGTGAGTTTATATCGTGCGGAGACCCCGTAAATCCCTATAATCGCGAAAAGTTTACCAGATGTGATTTGTATAATATTTATTTCTATATGAAGAATTCTAATATTATCACCATACCCCCACTGTTTCATTACTTCTATTTATCGGGTTTTCATATGCCACTGTTTATTCGGAAACATCACGACTATATACAAAAATTATGCATACGGAAATTTGTATTTAGCAATGACCGGTATAGTAAATACATAAAAGACGACATTAATTGTTTATTGTACGAGTTTTTAGGTGTACGCAAAATTAATATACATGATGATTTCCCTAAAGATGTTTTATTGGAAGCATTTCGGCCATTTTTATATATCTATTATTTAATCATTTTTGCCAATATGGATAAAATACAAACGCAGTTTTATGAATCATGGATGTATAAAAATTTGACACTGTTTTACGATTACAATAAAAGCTTTGGACGGGTAAACATTGTTGTGAGAAAAGGCGCCGAATTTGCACGCGAATTTATTAAAGACTATAAAGCCATTGAAACTACTTATGAAACTGACTATTTGAAAGTAAACTCGTGGAACTTATAATGTGAATGCAATATATATGTCCGACTTAAGCGAAAGTTTATCGTACAGAGGGATTTATCTTTCTAAATCCGAATCCATGCAACCCCAAAGAAACATGTTGTGCCCCAAAACCCATATTCGCAATCCTCGGACAAAACGATGCGTTAAAAAATGCAAACCCGGGTTTACACGAAATAACAAGTTCCAATGCAGAAAACGCATTCGTTCCGGAACGCCTTTGATGAAAGACATTTACAAACATTCGTCGTCGTTGTCGTCCAGAAAATGCCCTTCAAATAAAGAGTATAATAGGCGTACTAGACGCTGCAATAATAAATGCAAACCCGGATTTATACGCAATAAAGAGTTTAGATGCCGAAAAGCGAAATAATTATTTTATTTATAGCTGAAAAAATAATTATTGTATAATGAAATAATCACGTATACAAGGTATTTTATACATGGAATAAACCAATGTAATGCATAAAAATAAGTAGGCGAACGATAATGAAATCTTGAATTTCTTCAATAAATACCATATTAATGAATCCCATGTTTTGTCTTTTTTGAATCCACATGCATAATTGTGTAAATACTTCAAAATACAATTGTTATCGTATAGTACCCATCCAATAAGCATAATTACACTTGCAATCACATAAATACTATAATAACCGAACAAATAGGGCATCGTAAAATGCAATATGGCAATAAAATGATGAAATACAATAATTATTTTTCCCGAATATGAATTGCATTCAATCAAACTCTTGTCTACATAACAACTTAACGCAACTAATATGAAAAATATTACATAATTGACTGCCATATATACTATACAAACAAATATCCAATACGTAGTACCAATAACAAAATGAATAATTTTAAATACAGATTAGAAATGCCTCCACTATGATGGTCTAAATATTTCCATTGTAACAATACACATGATATTACTATTGCACTTAATAACACGCGTTTTGATTTCACATATTTGAACAATACAAACCCTACTATCAGAAGATACAAACCGATTTCTTTGATGAAATAATACAAGACTATAGGATGGAAAAACGATTTCTGAAATTGTGATTTTGATTCTTCGTCAAACATACCATTCCAAAAATACGTATTGAATGTTTTATGGACGGTTATCATGGCTTCGTTTCGCGGGGTCGGTTTAATTTCTCTTTGTATGAAATTAAAATTCATATTCTTTGTATTGTCTTCCAATGTATAAACCTGATGATGCCAAGAGGAAGGAATATAAAGCATTTGGTTCGGCTCTAAAATAATATCATAACTATAGTTACTGCCGTTTTGAGAAAAATATGAAATATTTGTAATTGGTATGTGAGCGAAACTATTCGGAGGTGCCAATAAAAATCGTTTTTTACCGGTTAATGATATATTTAATACTTCGCTAAAATCGCCATCGTAGTGGTCTGATGAAAAATTGCCATTGGAATGCTCCCATACACGAGTTGTTTTCATTTTGTATTGTGGGTGACTTTGGATTTTGTCCAATAATGTATTGCTACATATAATGTTTTTTCCTTTCGTATTGAGAAAACAACCATAAATAAAACAATCTTTGTCGTTATTGAATAATTCCAATACATTATTTAAACCGCATTTTGGTGCGCCTTGTTTTATTATCATTTCTGGTTTTTGGGATGGTTCGGTTTGTATAGGTTGCGTTTCGTTTGAAAATATGTTATTCACTATACATGGCGTATTGTTTTGTACATGAGTATTGAATTTATGGAACGCGTTACTGTCTTGCCCATCAATATAGTCTATTATCATTGCTATATACTATATTGTATGTTTTTATTTATGGGTTAATTATACCTCCCAATAAACACAAATCTAAGTCTCGTTTGATTCGTTTTTGATGTTCAATTGAGTCGTAACGTGTTTGGAAGTTTTCGTATCGGTCACGGCCGCGTTGTGGCATTGCGCCCATTTCTTCGTCGTACGTATTGTCCATTAAGTTGTAATTTCGTTGCATAATATATTCGGCCACTTTCTCACGGTCCGTCAATTGCCATCGCCCGTCTTTGTGAATGGATGCATAAGGTAGTTTTTTATTGGTCACTCTTACGTTTTGGTTTTCCGGGTGTTCATCATTGAAATAAATATGTTTGGTAAGCGCCTGTATCCCCGTAAATGGTTTGTCCAATATTTGTCTCAAAAACTCTTTTGTAATATAAGACAAATCTTCTTTGCCATAACAATTAATATGAATGTGTTGTGTATTGTTTTGCGTATTAGTTATGTGTTTGGTGTGTTGTATAGTTGGTGTCTGTTGGTTCTTTAATACTTCTTTTAAATCGTCAATTTCCTTTTGCATTGATTCTTTCTCATTTTCATGTTTTGTCTGCATATATTCCATGTTTTTCTCTAGTGATTCTACCACTTTCACCGTACAACGCGATTGATGTTTAGTCAACCCTTGTTTATACAAAAATGAACGTCCACAATGACATTTAAATACCACCGTGCTTTTATCTTCACGCTTCTTATGGGCGTTTGAATTATAATGCCTTTCTAATGACTGGTTACGAGTAAAAGATATATTGCATGTTTGACAAACAAAGGGCATGTATATACACATAATGAATAATCTTTTAGTGTACTTTTCCTAAATATTTAGTTTTCAGTGTAATCAGTGTGGTTATTTTTATAGACTATAATAAATTATTTACTATACCAATGTTAAAAAGATTGGACCGAAACGAAAAATAAAAAGGCATCCAATAGTGTAATTAGTTATCCATTAGTGTACACCGAAAAATATTTTATTACAGTAACAAAAAATAAAGATTGAGAGACCATTTGTGATTTCTCATGGTGCGAATATTTTTCAGTGTAATACGAGTCATTTTATGATAGTTTACTATAGTATATATTACCTATTATAGTCTGGTATATTTACCCAAATATCACTTATTTTTCAGTGTAATTGGCATCCAATAGTGTAATCCGTCTTGAAAAAATTGCCAATCTATAATATTATAAAACTATAACAATGTCATTTAATTTATAAAAATCATAAAATTAAAAAGTTATCCATTAGTGTAATTTCTGAGTGAGGGGGGGGGAAATATTTTTATAAAAATTCATTATTTCTATAAAAAATCAATTGTTTTTCATATATTTTTTCATCCAAGATGAATTCCGATTTTTTATTATTTTTCTATAGTAACAAAAAATGAAGATTGAGAAACCATTTGTGATTTCTCATCGTGCGGATATTTTTCAGTGTAATACGAGCCATTTAATTGTTACAATACACATAGTTTATTACGGATGGTAGTCTGGTAGGGTTACACCCAAATCACTTATTTTTCAGTGTAAATTGGCATCCAATAGTGTAACTCGTCTCAAAACTATAATAAGAATTAACAAATACAATGCTATTATAGTAATAATTATAATAATAAAATGTAAAAAATGAAAAGTTATCCATTAGTGTAATTTCTGAGTGAGGGGGGGGGGAAAGAATTTTTTAAAAAACCATATTTATAAAAAATATTTTTGGTATATTTTATTTTTTCAACGATTTGCGCCAAGATTACAAAAATATTTCATAATCGTTTTATAAATGGATTTAGAGACAAAAGAAAACATGAATGCCATAACGACAAACGCAATGGAAGCCAAAGAATTATTGGACCGACTTATTTCAGGAGAAGATGTAAAAGAGTTGGATGGAGATGAATTAAAATTGGTCGAGACACGTATATTGCAATTTCTACATTTGAAACAATATAGTAAAATGTATGAATATGCCTTTGAAAATTGGCCTATAGAGGGTCCAGACCAAACGTATATAGAAATCGCAAATAATGCCAAAATGTTTCATGAAATGGTACGTCATGATGCATATAAAGAAACACTGATGGGATTGTTTCTCACGCACCACGAATTGACGAATACTGAAATGGACGTAACATATGAAAATTTAATGAGTGTTGTTAAAAAGCAGTGGGAAGAGGCGAAATTAATACAATCGGAACTATAAATATTGTGTACATGCATGTAGACAATATTGTGTAAATAACCCCAACCCAGCAAACCCAACCTAAAACCCCAACCCAGCAAACCCAACAAACCCAACCCAGCAAACCCAACCCAACAAACCCAACCCAGCAAACCCAACCTAAAACCCCAACCCAAAACCCCAACCCAAAACCCCAACCCAAAACCCCAACCCAACAAACCCAACCCAGCAAACCCTAACCAAAGAGGAGGGGGTAGGGGGGAACCTAAGGTTCCCCACGGAGTTCCATCAACGCAACATCCGCCACCGGTTCTTGCCCTTGTTTATAGTTGACCAATTTGGCTCTTCCGGTTGCAAGTAAAATTTCTTTCAAATCCAAATTTTGAGTAAATTTGGCTCTCAATGCTTCTTTCCGATGTGCGTCTCGTACGGAATCGTCCAATGACGATGTCTTCTTCCATACATCATAATGTTTGCCTTCTTTGTCTTTCTTTTTTCGTATAGAATCATGCGCTTTGGCCAAATCTTTTCCTAAAGCCGTATCGGCAGTAAAATCAGCATACACAGCGGGATGGGATTCTTTGAATGGCAATGCCAATAAATAATGCTCTATAGACGACCATCGTTTCCCATCTGCTGTTGTAAATATAGCAGCCATCTTCTCTTCGCCCACCCACGAATCGTCTAACCTTCGTCTCCACATATAGTTTTCTTTCTTGGTTAGTTCCGAAAACTCGGCACGTTTTGAAACGGGAATTTTGTCCGCGGCTACCACTCCCGGTTTTTTGGTTTTATCGGACCGGCCATGAAATGACAGTACCAAATCGGGGTCATATAGGTCAATGTACGCAGGTTGTTCATCTACCATATTGTCTTGTATTGAATCAGGGTCTTTGACATTCATGCCCAAATCACTTTGAAATTGTCGGAAGTCGGCAATACGATTAAAAACACCAGACGGCGATTCCATACATTTGTCAGCCACTAATTTTTTAATGTCAAAAGGTATTTCTGGGAATTTGAAGATTTTCTTGTCTTTGTACGAAACCAATACATAATGTTTGTCGCCAACATAGCCCGTAATAATGTAATATTGCGGTTCAAACACTTCTTCGTGTGTATCGGTACATCGCATCATTTGGTTGTAATCTTCGGTATTTTCTATAATTAAAAACTTGGTTTTCAAGAACAATTCCATTTTCATAATAGCCCAATGGTCTGCCCAATAATTGGAGGTTTGTACAAATGTTTTCAAATCGTCCACATTATGAATATCTTTCATGAAACCAAAATCATTTAGCAATTCATTGGCCCCACCTTTTTGCGCTTTTTTCTTATTGTATTCTTTCTTGACAAACATGGCTTCTTCTATGATGTCCTTTTGTTGTTGTGCTTTGTCTGTTTTCTCAGACTGATTTTTCAATGCTTTATTGGTTTTCTCCAAATTATTGATTTCGTCGTCATATACTTTAGATTCCACAACAATACCATCATATATATTTTTGTATTGTTCAAACAAAGTCAAATCCACTTGTTGAGACAAATAAATGCGTAGTTTTTGTACAGTGGTTTTATGACCCAATTGCGCCATTGCGTCTCGTATAACGGCGAAAAAGCAATCGCCTTGCCCTTCATTATCATGTACTTTATAGTGTTTATTTTTCATAGCTTGTATTAACCAATTGTCTTGTACGCTTTGTGTTTTTTTATATTCACTGCGCATTTTTTTGGCTTCTGCTTCGGTTTCTATAGGCCAAGACGGCAATGATGGCAAAGGGTCATCTTTCTCAAATACATCATTATAGGATGTAACAATGGGTTTGTCTGGATTCACTATGGTGGGTTCTTCGTCTTTGGGAATATTTTTTTGTACTTTAAAAATATCGTCGTCGTCCTCGTCAGAATCCAATTCTATATCAGATGCATCTGGCCCTAATTCTACTTCTTCAACACTATCCTTTTTATTGTCTTCGTCTTCGGCATCGTCCAATTCTTTTTCCACTTCGTCCATGATTTCTTGGGTGGTCAATGTTTTGGCAGACAAATCATCGCCATGTGTGCCATGTGTGTCTAAATAAGTTGGATTTACATAAGTGAATAATAAGGGGTCTTCTAATTGCAATAAATCAACATCCCCTTCGTCGTCTAACAAACTGGTCGCGAGAGATACTTCGGCTTCGTAAACTCCAATCTTCGCTTTGATTTTATGTTTCGGGTTTAGCATATAAATGGGATAATAAACCACACCATTCTCGGCATAATGCGTTCTTTGTTTTCCCAATACAACTACATATTCATTGTCGTATAGTGGAATAACATACATACAAGAGCTATGATTTTTATCATCCGCATCTAATTTGCTATTTTCACTATAGTTTAAATTATTGACAATTTTAGACTGTACCATATATTTAGATATATAGTATAATGATTTTATTATTTTTTTTGAGTAAATCCTAGTTCTAGACTTGCTTTTTTTATAATTTTCATTGTCCAATACAAATTCATTCCCAATAAAAAATACATTATTGATTTCAATACATAGTTGCCGTCTGGCAATTCAAACAAAGTATGTTTCCCGCATAAATATACTCGTGTATAAATGAAAACAATGGCAAAACAATAGCTAACAAAAGTATGGTATTGAGAGAAACAACCGGTGATTTGAATCATATTACGCATACATAAAAATATAGTACTCATCTCCGTTCCTAATAAAGCTAAATAGGTAGATTTATAGGTTTCTAAATTGATGTCAAAGTTTTTGTACACATAATAGAGTGCAAAAATGATACAATGATGGATATATATCATAGGGTCGTGTATTAAAAACCAATCAAATACGGTGACATTTAGGACGGTTTCGGCAAATAATTTACAATTAAAGAGACTGTTGTTGAAAAAATAGATATATGCTCCAAACAGATTTTGTAATAACCCGATTAAATTGTAAAAGATTTTACAGAAATCAATCATGTATTGCTCATTTTGCACATGATATCCTGTAATATAGTCATATAGTTGTAGGATGAGCATTTTGTGTTATGTATAGTGAACAATTATTAAATATAAGTAGTTTTTACTCAGATATTTTTCTTCCAAATGTAAATATATTCCTTGTATTTGTCTTGTCCGATTTTCCGTTCGCCTTTTTTCAATATGATTTTTTTATCGCATTTCCCCAATACTGAAATACATACGTCATTGTATATTTCATCCGGTACATTGAGACAATAATATCCGCCTTTTTTCAAATGTTTGTATGTATTGAGAAACATTGGTTTATAAAACTGTTCATTCCATTTTACTTTGGTTTTGTATTTTCCTTCGGAACCTCTATAGTTTTCCAAATCGTAATAAGGAGGGGACGTGAACACGCAATCGTAATCTAATGTACTATAATCAATGGTTAATGCGTCCTGGAAAAACAAGTCTATTTTGGTATGGGTGCCTTGTTTTTGTATAAATGAGACAAGTTCTTTATAGGGTTCTCTCAAATGTGTGTTTGTATCCACTCCATAATAGGCTTCTAAATCCAACGCACATGCCCCAACGAGTCTTCCTCCCCACCCCATTGTGAAATCCAACACGCGTTTGGCTTTGACCCGGCAATAGAGTTCCATCGCCATAACGGGTCGGAAAATGGCTATACTGGAGAAATAGAGGTTGTACATGTATTTGAACTTACGTATTTCGTCAATGTTGCGTGTTTTGTAGAATTCCAACATTTTTTGTATGTATGTTTTTTTCTTATAGTTGTCTCGTTGTTCCCAAAATTCATAGAAACTGACATTTTGATGTCCTTTCGTATGAAGACGTTCTACAAAAGTAAAGGCATCTACGATTTTATTGCCTAAACGTGTGCGTCCGGACGCTTTGAGAGCATTTTTACAGGAAAAGATTTTGAGTTTGGAATATTCATTTACGATTGATTTTTCGGAAATGTTCTGTAAGCGGTTGGCAATTTTTTGATATTTGGATGTTTTGCGTTTGTTTTTGCCGCGCCCTTGTTTCTTGGTTTTCATATGTACTATATAGTATTATAGCACATAGTTTTTATAGTGAAATTGTGTTTTTATAGTTCGTTTTCATCATCGCTCTCACAATTCCATATTTTTCTATGAAATGTTTCGTCTTCGCTGTCATCCATATTAGATTCATAATCTAACTCTGATTCTAACTCTGATTCTGATTCTAAATCCAGTTCTGACTCCAAAACCAGTTCTGATTCTAAATCCAACTCGGACTGTGTATCTGGTTTGTTAATTTCTTCCACAATATTTTGAAATGCCTTTAATAATTGTGTTGGATTATTGGTTATCCAATCGCTATCGTCTTCAAAATCGGATTCACATGGAGAATCAATACTTGCATCACAACTTATGGCTTCTTCATCACTATCTATTTCATCGCAATAATCAATCTTATTGCATTCATAACATTTCCCACTACTGTATTGGTCATAATACCATTCCGGTGCTTCTATATAACATCCATCGCATTTCTTCAATATACAATTATAGAAACAATTCACTTTGTAATATTCGTCAAAAAAGTCTTTTTTATAGCGTCTATAACATTTGCCATTACCAGGACATTGTCTCGGTGGCTTTACGTCTTCTTCTTTAATAAATTCCATTTTTCATACTAAGACTATACACGTTGTATTTAATATGTTTTTTATTTTTATACTCTTTTAACGTCTCATAATTCAGATTTATAATTCAGATTTATAATAAGAAGGCACTTCACTGATGCTTCCATAAAAAACACAATTGAAGGGGTCCATTGTCTCATTGACACGTTTTTGAATGCTTTCGTATATGAAATATTGTTGACAACATGTTTTCGGTTCCACAGGTTGTAGTGTATTGGTATAGCTTTGTAATGGCGGCCATTCAAATGTGTAATGATAAAACAGAAACCCACCAAATAAAATATAGGCCACTAAAAACACACCGCGTATGTAGATGGCATTTGGATAAGGATTGTATTGTTTTAAACATCCCATACCGCCTAAAAATCCTGAAATGAGAGAACCCCAATGGCAAATGTAAGCAATATTATTGGATTCATCATACGACAATATTTCCCCTCCCAACATGGCAAATGAGACGTATAAAATAATGGTACTATGCAGTTTGGGAAGTTCGTGTATATTGAGAAATCCATTGGCGAAATTCATGCCTAAAATACCGAAAACACCTTGAGACACGCCAATTGCGTAATAATAAGGTTTGGCGTAATAGAACGATAAATTACCGTGTATAGTGGATGCAATGAAAAGGGGGAAAATAAGAATGGCCGGTTGGTATAGTTCCAACATAAAAGACAATCCAATTAACGCGAAAATATTGGAACTATAGTGATTCAAATTTGAATGAGAGAATATACAAGATAATAACCGCCATAATTCTTCTCGTCTGTCTCGGCAAGATGGCCACCATTCAATCATTCCAAAAACGAGTCCTTCATGGTCATAGCTTTGCACATATCGGTCAAACTCGCCATAAACGACTAAACCGGCTACATAAGAAGTGGTAATCGCTATAAATGACCCTATCGTGAATATTTTCCATTTATGAAACACGAATGTGACACTATTATAGGGTATATTTTGGCGTTCTGAATATTCAGAGTATTGTGATTCTGAATCAATTGATATAAAACTAATATTGTCATTTTCGTTTTCGTTTTCGTTTTCATTAAATGAATTAAAATGTTCACGAGACAAGAAAAAAAGGGGGTTTGTATTAAAATTTTTAAAAAGATTACTGCTATAGGTTTTTTCAGGATACACTAATTCTAAGTGGAAATCCTCTGCTTCTTCTGGCTTCTCATCGCCATTTTCTTGATTATTTTCAATATCGTCGTTCATATCATATTATACATAAACGAGAGAACCTAATTTCGTCTTTACAAGCCCTGCTGTTGAAGTGCGTTGCACGTGTCTCAATTTGGTAAATATGAATGGAGTTGTTTTTTCTTTTTTTAACTTGGTAGTATGTTGTTTACATAATGCAGCACCGGCTTTAATGATTTGATGTTTTTCTTTTTTGGTATAGTTTTCTGGCATCATGGCGACTACATGGCATGAGCTGGATTCGGCGGCATGAAACCAAAAGTCATCGGGATTGCCATTTAAAATGACTTGGTCATTGTCATTGGCGTTTGTTCCAATATAGAACAAAACGGAATTGGCGGTTGAAAGAGTAATCAATACGGTTTTCATTTTTCCTAAAATACTATATAAACTATTTGTGTTGGTTATATAGTATTTTCTCAACTAAAAAATTCAATTTTCCAGGAGGTCTAATATGTACAATAATAAAAGTTTTTCACATCTATATTCGGATTTGATTTTCATATAGGTCATTCCAATATTGGCTTTTTTATATTCTGACCATTGGGGTTGTGTTGCAATCCATTTTACTAAATCTTGTGTACTATAGGCTTGTTCATAGATTTGAGAGGCGATGTCAACCATTTTATTGTGGTCATGAATATAGTCTTTCATAATATTGTCAAATTGGTGTTGACGTTCTTGGTCAAATGGATTATGTTGTGTGTACGATGTAGTAGTGTCCAAAGGTACATAAATTTCACAAAAGCGAGACAATATGGGTACAAGAAGTTTGCTTTTATTGGTAATGACAATAAAGAATCGTGTATTGTTGCTATATTGTTCAATACATCGTCTCATCGCGGATTGTGCATCTACTGTAAGGTGTTCGGCATTTAACAATACGATGGATTTGAATTTGATTCCCGTATTGAGTTGAGTATTGGTTTGAGCGAAGAATTTTAATTCTTCGCGAATGAATTTGATGCCTTTAGAATGTGCGCAATTGACAAACATGACATTGGAATGCATTTTGGACTCGTCTTTGTAAATTTGTTTTAAAAATGTGGTGAGTATAGTTTTTTTCCCACTTCCGGATGGACCATAAAAAATAATATGTGGGATGCGTTCTTTATAATAAAAACTGTTTAATTTATCATATATTTTTTGATGTGTCATTGTTGTGTTTATAGTAGAGTTTTTATATTACTATTTTCTAATATAAAAAGAATGTGTTATTATAGTAATAATACAAATGGTGTTCCAATTTCGCCCACAACGATTCATGCAACGTATTTCTCAATTGATGAAAAAAATAGAACCAATGCCTTTAGGACGTTGGAATGTAGATTATTGTCCTAGAAAAATGGAAACGAAAGTAGATATGGCAAACGAAGACCACTGTGGTCCATGTGGACAATATGCTATGGAAAAAATAAACCAAACCTACCAAACCCACCAAACAAACCAAACCCAACAAACCAAAATTATACATCCCAAACCCAAAACCCCCAACAAACCAAAATTATACATCCCAATCGCAAACCCTAGGAGGGGGTAAGGGGGAACCTAGGTTCCCCCTAGAAGTCCGGATTACCGGTAAATATTTGTGTGGATTCTGCGCTTACATTTTTGTTATTGGTAATGACACCTAGAAAGTCGTCTAGTTTGCTTTGATAATTAATAATACCAAACGAACAAAGGAATGCGGATAAAAATACCATTACTAAATCGCGAACTACATCTTTGAGAGGTTTTAACTTTTTGTCTAAATATCTCATTTCAACAAATTTTAAAATACCAAAAACAATTGTAATGGCAATCGCCAATAATAAAACTTTTTCCATTATAGTAAAATAACCAAAAATGAAAAACGAACATTAACGCACAAACAAACGAATATAAACTATTAATTAATCAAAAAACACAATTCACAATAAATAATATATTTATAGTGAACCCCGGGCGAGCGAAGCGAGCCCACATAAAGGAATGCCACAAACAACCGACGGAACAAACTATAATAGGCTCGCTTCGCTCGCCCACCCAAACAAACACCCTCGCTCGCCCACCCAAACAAACACCCTCGC